TATTAGAAGAAGCAATCGTAGATGCTAAAGCCCTTAAGGAAGCAGCACTTAAAAATGCTGAAAATACCGTATTAGAGAAATATTCGGGTGAAGTAAGACGCGCCATCGACACTCTCTTAGAGCAGGATGACCTGGGACTAGGTCTAGAAGAGGACGCTGCCACCGAAGGCGCCGACGCTGATTTGATGGAGTTTACCAAAGATGTTCCATACGGACATCAAGACGAGGCACTAGATGCCCCGGCCCAGGACGAGATTATTGAGATTGACTTTAATGAGCTTAAGACGCGTCTTGAAGAAGAAGACGAAGTTGTGGGGCCTGACGACTTGATCGATGCGACTGCCTTGGCAGACGACATTGCTCTGGAAGAGAGCGGCGCGGAAGAAGTCGACCCTTCCGATCCCGTCGCCTCCGAAGAAGGAAACGAGGCTGAGTTGGCTGCCGGGGCACGGGAGAACGAAGACGATTCCGGACCCGGACCCTCGACAATGTCCGAAGAACAAGACGATGACCTTAATCTTACCGAAGAGATGATCAGTGATCTTATTGAAGAACTGGTGTCCGAGAAAATCACCTTTGATGGTACTCCACGTCCGCAAGGCTGGTCGTCCCTTAACTCCGCCGACAATAGTGTTGAGCAAGCAAACAACGACGCCATGGCAGCGGCCCAAGCTGCCCTCCTCGACGAAGAGGAAGAAGAACTAGAAGAGGAGTCCACGGCACCTGATGTGATATCGGACGTGACACTCTATGAGACTAAGATCTCAAAACTTACAGAATCAACAAAAGAGTTACATTCTCTTTTGACTGAAGCCAAGAATCAGCTTACTAAGTTGAACTTGGCGAACGCCAAGCTTGTTTATCAAAACAAGGCTTTGAATAGCGCCTCCTTGAATGAGCGACAAAAAGAACAAATTGTCGAAGCTGTTCAATCTGCCAATTCTGTTGAAGAAGCGAGCATGATTTTTGAAACAATTCAAAACGCAGTGGGGGCCCCGAAAGATCATCGGATACGCCCACAGACACTTCGTGAAGCGGTTCAAAGACCTACGTCGCTTTTACTCAACTCTAAGAAAAACAACGAGGCAACATATGATCCTAAAATGGATCGTATGCTGCGTTTAGCAGGTTTGAATAAATGACATTCAATTATTACAATTATAAGGAGGTTATATAAATGTCTATTGTACAGAAATTAACAGAAGGCATCGTTAACCGTGATCTTTCTTCGGAAGGCTCTGCCCTCATTGCAAAATGGGAACAGACCGGTCTTCTGGAGGGTCTCGGTTCCGATGATTCTAAAAACGGTATGGCTCGATTGCTTGAAAATCAGGCAAAAGAGCTTCTCCGTGAGTCCAGTTCCATGGCCGCAGGCGGGGATGTTGAGGGCTTTGCAGCCGTCGCGTTCCCACTCGTCCGTCGTGTATTCGGCTCCTTGATCGCTAACGAACTTGTTAGTGTTCAGCCGATGAGTCTCCCCTCGGGACTTATCTTCTTCCTCGACTTCACCTATGGTGGTGTTGTAGAGGATACGACAACCGCTCGACTCGGATTCGAGGTTGGTAAATCAGTGTATGGTGGCGACGTTGTCGGTGCCCAGATCACTGGTGGTGTTGATCTAAGTGGTCACGATGGCGAAGATGCTGGTGGTGTGTATAACTTACGCAACGGCTACTCTTCTCCAACGGGATCGGCTGCGACAAGCCCCGCCTGCGACATCTCTGGTAACATTGATGGCGGCGGCGCTGTTGGTGACAACGCTCTCTCCAATGGCTGGACCTCAGCTATCGGCGGTGGCGGACTCACCGCACAGTACATCAGTGCTCAGATGCTGAAGTATGATCCTGATCTTACTTCGGGCTCTAGCTTTGCTGTTTTAACACAGGACCTTTCGTCCACACAGTTCAACTATGATGACCTTGTTGGCATCGATGCTCAGTGGACCACAGCGCTCAACCCTGACAATGACATTCAGATTATTCGTCGACTGTCTTCATTAAGTAAGTCCTCTGATCTGTCGACCACATCTGATGGTATCGTCCGTATCGTCGCTGTTGGTACTGGTTCGGCCGCACAGGTCGGCGCAGCACTTAATGCTGCAACGCTGACGTATCCCATCGTGGACAACTTCGGTGGCAACACTACAGGTAACCCAATTGGTGCGGTTCTGCCGGCTACCACGTGGGGACTTGAAGGTGCTGATAACATCCCCGAGATCGACATCAAGGTCGATTCCGTGGCTGTCACTGCAATGACCAAGAAGCTCAAGGCCAAGTGGACCCCAGAGTTAGGACAGGATCTTAACGCTTACCACAACCTTGACGCTGAGGTTGAGCTGACTCAGATTCTTTCTGAGCAGATTGCTCTTGAGATTGATCAGGAGATCCTTGAGGACCTCGTTAAGGGTTCGACGGCCGGAGTTCGCTTCTGGTCTCGCAACCCCGGCGATTTCCTTAATCGTACGACTGGCGCTGCCAACTCTTCGCCTGAGTTCACCGGTAACGTGTCTGAGTGGTATGAGACCCTCGTTGAGACTATCAACGATGTCTCCGCTCTGATTCACCGTAAGACTCTGCGTGGTGCTGCTAACTTTGTGGTGTGTTCACCTGAAGTTGCTAACTTGCTTGAGTTCACTGCTGGCTTCCGTGCCAACGTGACTGCTGATAGCGATCGTGGTGACATCGGTGCTGTTAAGGTCGGTTCGCTTTCGAAGAAGTTCGACGTTATGGTCGATCCTTACTTCCCGCGTAACATCATTTTGGTGGGACGTCGTGGTAGTAGTTTCCTCGAGAGTGGTTATGTGTATGCACCCTATGTGCCGCTGCAGACCACACCTACGATCTTCGGTGTTGAAGATTTCGTGCCCCGTAAGGGAGTCATGACTCGATACGCCAAGAAGATGGTTCGCCCGGATATGTATGGCTTAGTTGTCGTTAAGGCTCTGAACGAATAATATAACTGACGTAGGTTAAATTAATGAAAGCCCCGTCTCTTTTGAGGCGGGGCTTTCTATTTAGTAATGGACTAATCGAGGACCTCTTTAATGGCTATACCCAAACTTAACCCCGCATCTACTTCAAACTCTAACGTGTTGCCTGTCACGGGCAGTACAGACAACGTTGTCGCAACGCTACCGTTTGGAATCTATGCCGCATCTACTGCGTTTGTATCCGGCGCCGCAGACCAGGTATCCTATACTTACAAAAAGCTGGGAGGAGATGTCCTCGATATTGAAATGACTGAAGGGAATGTGTATGCGGCCTATGAAGAAGCGGTCTTAGAGTATTCCTATTTGGTAAATCTACATCAAACCAAAAACTCTCTTTCGAACTACCTTGGAGCAGCAACTGCATCGTTCGATCAGGACGGACAGATTATTTCCGGAGACTCACTATCCGGATCCAATGTTGAATTGAAGTATCCTAGGTTTAATTATGGGTACGTCCGTCGTATCTCAGAAGGACTGGCAACGGAAGCTGGATTCGGTGGGCTCACTCCCATTTACTCAGCCTCTATCAAGACAAACGCCGGCACCCAAGATTATGATCTACAGACTTTAATTTCTGGATCCTCCGCCCTTAGTGCTTCAGTTCCTTATTATGGAAAAGTAAAGGATAAAAGGGTAATCATTCGCAAAGTGTTCTTTAGGACACCACGCGCCATGTGGAGATTCTATGGATATTACGGAGGATTCTCCGTTGTTGGAAATATGAGGACTTACGGACAGTATGCAGATGATTCTACGTTCGAGATAATCCCAACATGGCAGAATAAGGCACAGGCCATGGCTTATGAGGATGCCTTATATACGCGCATTTCTCACTATTCTTATGAGATTAAAGACAACTGGCTAAGGATATTCCCAAACCCGGACTCCACAAGTCCCAGGAATTTTTGGATACAGTTTAGTATTGATCAAGAATACGAACCGTGGCAGGAAACCGGCCGCGGCTCAGATGGTGTTTCCGGCATCAATAACCTTAATACAGTACCTTTTAGTAATTTACCGTATGAGAGCATCAACTCTATTGGAAAGCAGTGGATCCGGCGCTTTGGACTAGCGTTAGCTAAGGAGATGCTCGGCCAGATCCGCGGAAAGTTTAGTACCGTTCCTATTCCCGGCGAAAGCGTAACTTTAAATGGGACAGAACTATTAAGCCAGGCCGCCGCCGAACAATCTTCTCTACGTGATGAATTGAAGGCAATACTGGATGAAATAACCTATGACAAGCTGGCAATTACTGACTCCTCTATGCAGGATGCAGCCGAAAAAGTGCTGGTCAATGTTCCCGCCGGCATTTACGTAGGATAGGAAGGGCTCATGTCACGCAGTAAACGTACACAAGCTCAAATTCAAGACAAGAAGGCTCAGGAGTATGATTATGTTGGGAATAAAGAAGTTGCGTCCCACTTGCATGAAATCGAATTGGCTGAGTCGACGTTGGAAACCATTGATGGAGCAATGCTTAACTTTATTAATGAAGATCTTGATCTTTCTGTCTCTCGAAATGATGGATTCGAAAAGGTCCCGGTCTTGTGGGTGAGCGCAGAGCGCGCCTATCAAATTAAACACAACAAAGATCTGAGAGACAGAGAAGAAACACTTGTCCTTCCATTAATTACTATAAATCGGTCTTCGGTTGTTAAAGAACCAGACTTTAGGGGGACAGCCTGGGCGAATATCTACCCTCAACCTGATGCAGCCGGCGGAACTATCACTCTAGCACGCACCATCAATCAAAAGAAGACGGCCGAATTTCAAAATGCGTATGCTAATCGAAAATACGGCACCGAAGGCAACGTCACAAGTAAAATGAAAAACTCCAATAAACGAAACATGTCGACTCAACGCGTTGTATATGAAACTATCACGATGCCGCTACCAGTATGGGTGAAAGTTACTTATGAAATCTCTTTACGCACCGAGTACCAGCAGCAGATGAACACTCTCATCACCCCCTTCTTTACTATTGCTGGCAACTCAAGGATGCCCAAGCGAATTGAAAATGAGGGGCATGCCTATGAGGTCTTCATTGATGGGAGCTTCAGTGATAATGCCAATAAAACCGATCTCGGGATGGCACAGCGCAACTATGAGACCATTATTACCGTAGAGGTCTTAGGATACCTGGTGTCCGCCGGGGAAAATCAGGAAAAACCGAAGATTGTCCGAAGGCAAAACCCCGTCGAATTTAAATTTTCCCGTGAAAGGACAATCGTGGGCGATATACCCCGTAATATTAAAGATGGATTTTTTAAACAATAGTTCTGTTAGGATAGTTTCAGACTATTTAACTTTGAAGAATTAGTTACTTGTGAGGAGACCGTAACACATGTCAGTAAAAAAATATAGGTTCGTATCACCCGGCGTTTTTGTCAACGAGATTGACAACACCCAGATCCCGGCGTCGCCAGCAGGAATGGGACCTCTGCTCATCGGCCGCGCCGAAAAAGGCCCTGCGCTGCGCCCCGTTACCGTAAACTCTTTCGAAGAATTCGTACAGATCTTTGGTACTCCGGCCCCCGGCGGCATCGCCTCCGGACGTGCCGGCGATGTATGGAGAAAAGGCAACGATAAGACCGCAGCCACTTATGGTATGTACGCGGCCCAGGCATATCTCAGAAACAGCTCCCCCATAACGTACATCCGTCTCCTTGGAGCACAGACCACCGCCGACGGCGGACCCGTTGCAGCCAGCGATGGTGAAGCCGGCTGGAATGAAGCCAACGCTTATGGTCTTGTCGTGTTTAATTCTGCGTCTAATAACCAGGTCACCGGTGCTCTAGCTGCCATCTTCTATGGCAACGCCGACACTACCTTTGAACTCACAGGTACTCTTATGGCCGCCGACAACCACACTTCTGGACCCAGTGGTTCAGGGATGGCCGTCTCTGGCGCCGATGTGGTTATTGAAAATGTCTCCAGTGCGAACCAGTTCAAGCTCATGATTGGTAACTATAGAGGAACAAGCACTCTTACCACAACTTTTAACTTTACTGACACCGATTCGCGGTACATTCGTAAAGTATTCAACACCAACCCACAGATGACTAATTCGAGCCTCATGGGATCTGGTGAAACAAAGCTTAATTACTTCTTGGGTGAAACCTTCGACCGACACCTTAATGCCAACATTACAAACGGGACATCCGCTGCGATTGTGAGGCTTTACAACACAGGCTCTTCACTAGCCGGCTCCGACTTCAATGGTAGTCTAAACGGAGCACAGACACCCCCCATCATTAGTTGCCGCCTCGACCCAACCGACGAGCCGGTCGACCTCTTCACGGTTCATGCTCTCGAAGAGCCGGGCGACTGGACCAACCGAAACCTTAAGATCTCCATTCAGGATATCAAGCGACCCGGGAACGACCGGGACGATTATGGAACCTTTTCGCTTGTTGTACGACAGCTAAACGATTCAGACAACGTTGTCCGGGTTATCGAGCAGTGGAATCAGTGCGATCTCAATCCTGAGTCGGCCAACTATGTTGCTCGCCGCGTCGGTGATATGTACCGCGAGTGGAACGAGGTTGAGCGCCGATACATTCAGCGTGGTAACTACCCTAGCAACTCTAACTACATTCGTATCCAGGCTGCAAGCATGGTTGATGGTGGATTGGCGAATGCGTCCCTTCTTCCCTTCGGCTTCCGCGGAATGGTCAAGTATGATGATGAAGTACTCGACAACCCCAACTCCGGCACAGTCGCCGGCAACTGGGTCACTGGCTCCAACGACGCCCCCCTGAAGGCAGCCATCAAGGCCAAGCATCCTAATACAAATGTTAACAACGTGTTTATCTGGGCTGACGCGGTCACTTCCGCGTCGGTTCTATATCCTGCCCCCGAATTGCGCATCAGCGCATCGAGCGGAGACCTGAGCCATAACACTGACGCATTTTTCGGTCTCCAGACCGGCGCAGGACAGTCTAGTACCGTGTTTGATCATTCGACAATCGATCTTCTTCGCCCCCGCGGCGGTGAGATTGGCTCTATGTTCGCGACCGGAGATCAGATGGAACGTTCCGTAATGTTCAGTCTTGACGATGTTTGTGGCAATACCAATGGACTTGGCAACGGCGTCTGGATAAGTGGTTCCCACTCCTCCGCAAGCGCCGGCGCCAGCTTTACGTACCTCAGTGGTGCAGTAAGTGGTGTCCTCGACGCTGGCTTCGATCGTTTCACCGTTCCAATGTACGGCGGCTTCGACGGAGTGAACATTACAGAAATGGATCC